ACACGAATGCCCGCCTGATTGTTTGCAGATCTGGCTGCTCAATCAGGCGAACCGTCTTTGTGATTCCGGAAGTCTGGCCGTATGGCGTCCACAATGCCTGCTCACCAAGTTCCTCGGTATTCAGGATTGTACACGCATCAACGGCCATTTGTTCCCGGAGGCTCACTACTCGCCTTTCTCAGACAACTTCTTGCGAGGTGGTGCATTCACGTCTGTCAGATAGCCCTTTTGAACCATTGACAGAACGCTTTTGCCCAATGCCACGCGCGCGGCCTCTGTGGAATCCAGCTTGATCGTGACCGGCGATTCCCCAACCTCGATGTTGCCGGATTCGTCGATCTCTTTTCCGTCCTTGTCGACCTTGTTTTTGAAGGCTCGGAACGAAAACGTCTTGCCAGTCGCCAGCGGGCCTTTTATGACCGTAATCGACTTCGGTAATTCTTTGACTGCCATTTTCTGAACTCCACTTCCGCCGCCACAAAATGCCCTGCGAGCATGGCGGATGCTCACAGAGCCGGAACCGACCGTCGCCGGTTCCGTTGCCCAAAACTTCACCGCCATCAGGTGAACGTGTAAAGAACAGCGTTCCACCATGCACCGTATCCGATGTTGTATCGGGCATAAGTGCCGAACTGCATGGTCTTCGTGTTCATGTCATCCATGCCGGCCGTGGTCGATGCCAGCGGCTCGCGTGCCTGGAAAATGAACGGCTTGAGAGGCACGTCGACCCGGAACAGATACCACTTTGCCGCACTGGTCAAATGTGTTGAGCAGCAGACGATGGGACGATCCAGAACGACGTTTGATCCGCCGGAGTTGTTCAGCGTCTGATTGAACGCCTGCTTAGCAACCGTTTCGAACTCTGGCGGAACCAACGCCACGAACTGCATACCGGAGTCAGTGCCGGTGATGACATCTTCGTGAAGCGGCTCACCGTTGTCGTCGACAAATGACAGCATTGCCGTTCGCATTGCTTCGTAGGACGCCAGAAATTCAGCAATCGTTGGCTGTGTTCCTGTGGCTGCTGCTCCCGTCAGATCGTTATCCTGAGATCCAGAGGACCCCCAGGAATGATCTGTGTCGAAGAAATACTGTCCATCGAAGCAAGTGGTCGATTCACCGTTGACAATCGCCTGCATCAGGAGTTTGTCAGGATGGCGGGCCGCTCGCTGCGAAAGCGAAGTCAAAGCCCCGTCATACAGGCTGAGACGATCGTCTGCAATGTCCTTCTTTTCGATCTCCAGAGAGACTTCCCACTCTTTGTTAGCAAGCGTGTAAGTCGCCCCACGCAGCTTGCTGTACTGCCGATCTCCGAGGTATTCCCGAACGCTCGGCATTGCTCCGAGAATTCCATACGACTCATCCGCACCATCACTTGGCGCGATGGTGGCGATAGTCGGATACCATGTTTTGACCGCTGATGATTCACGGTTGAACTTCGCAGTCAACGAACGTGATGCGGCCACTGCTTTTGCTGTGTCCAGAGCCATTGTTAATTCCTTTCAGGATGATTCACAAAAACGGTTTCCGCATCGGAAACACAAAATCAGAGGATGCGATTTTCCAGAGCAAGAACACGTTCCTGCAGATTCTTGATGACATAGAGCAACGTGATTGCTTCAGCCGCCGTTGCCAGTCCATACGGGCTGGATGTGGTCAATGCGGACAAAGCATAGTCCGGAGTCCCAGCCGCATCGGCAATGGTGACGGTCGTCAGTGCCGCCACTGGCAACGCTGCCACGCCTTTTGGCGTGATGTTTACAATTGCTTTCGTGCTGCTGACGTGCTTGACGCATCGACCAATCGGAACGCTCGTCGATCCAATGGAAAACACGCAGGCATAGTTGTCATCGCCGTAAACAATTGAACCAACTTCGGCCTGTGCACCGCTGGTAACTGCCAGTTCAAAGTCGCCCTCGGCCCATACCTCGATGTTGAGATCCCCGGCGCTTCCGGCTGAGTTGTCGACTTCTTCTTTGGCGATACCAACAAAGCCGTTGACGCCTGTGGCCGTCACGTCTGTGGCGTATCCGGCCGCCGTCAAATAGACCAGCGTGCCTTCGTAAATGTGAACTGCCGCAACCGGGTACGATCTAACGCATCCCTCTTGCTTTTTAACAATCTGATTTGCTGTGACCGCCATTTGCGGCTCTCCTTATTTTGAATGAAAATGAATGAATAAACCGCCGCAAACGTCAGGCCGTTTTCTTTCTCGCATGTGCGATGTAGTCCGCTTCAGACTGCCCCATCGTCACCTTAAACTTGACCATTTCCGCATATTCAGCCTTGAGCTTCGTGTCTTCGCTGGATTCTGATTCCTGCGCGACAGCCTGTGAAAGAACTGGATTCTTTTTGGCAACAATGTCACGCAATGCGGCTTGTGTTTCCGCAACGCTGAAGTTGTTGTCGACGAATGTGTTGAACTTGTCGGATGCTCCGGCCAGTTCGCACAACGCGCGAATCTTCTTGCATCGGTCGCGTTCGCCGAGTGCTAGGTCTGTCGATTCGGCCGTCAAGATAATGTGCGGCGGATCAGATGAGTCGTTTGTTGCACCAGCCAAAGAGTCTGACTCCTCAGCAGACAAGTGCAGAACTTCACCGGGCTTCAGTGCTTCGATCTTTTCTTCAACGGTCTTTTCGTCGGCCATTGTTGGCGTCTCCCTGTTTGACAAATACCGGTCCAAGAAGGCATTGATGCGACCTCGGACCACTTCAGGTTCCGCATCTCCAAAATATGTGGAAAGCAACACGGTTGCCTGAGCTGGAAGGTTTCGCAGGTCTGGCGTAGTAAGGTCAAACATACCGCCGCGTGTTGCCGCTGGCTCGTCTACGATGTCCCCGGCCCGAATATCAGAAAACCGCATTGGCCATTTTTTGCCGGTTCGCTTGCGGTCGAATTCCTCGAGGTCTTTCTGGTCCAATCGAGTTGCAAGAGACACCCCGAACGCCTCAGGATCGCTTTCAGCCAAATCCATGACGTATGTACCAAGATCACCTTGAGGGCTCTTGAAGGCAGCGTCTGCGATGTGCAGATCGCCACGCAGTGTTCCGCCATCGACCCGAACATTTTTCCAGCGACCGAGATAGCTCCCCATTCCATCGCTGGACATATTTGGATGTGTGAACCGTGCCTTAGATCCGTTGTTGCCGCGACTCATAAACTGCTGAGCTTGCGACAATGTTTCCGCGTCTACGGTCCACGGCCTAGCATCGCCATCATTCAAGTCGCCAACCTGCATCAGGTTTGCACCAAAAATGATATTGGCCTTGCGATCCACCTTCGCAGGCATTTCAGATGTTCTGGTCGTTCGGAACAATGCTGGATCCGCGATTGTCTCAAGCTGTGGCATCTTGTTTCTCCCGCACTGCCTTTGATGATGCTGACGGCTTGCCAACTGGCCGTGCCATATCCATCGGATCTGGCAAACCAAGTTGGGTTCTGGCGTCCCGAATGCGTGCCTCAGACTTCATCTTTGCCATAGCTTCGCGTTCCCGCTGAGCAAGTGTTTCGTCGAAGTCTCTGCCGCGTGCTGCGAGCGATTCTGTTTCGGTCTGAAGCCCGCCAGCGATTGCCGCCAGATCTGCCGTCACTTCCTTTTCAGGATCAACCCACGGCCAGCCAGGTGGAATCCATGCGTGCTGCAGGAAGTGCGATCGGTTCGCCTCATAGACAACCGGATCAATGTCGATTGCCCCCTGAAACACGCATTGGTCGATAAACTTTTCCCAAACCGGCTCAAGCATCGATTCGATCAGGCAACTTTGCCAAACCTTGAACGTGATTCTGCCGTCGATCAGGGCAAGGCGGCCGCCGCTGAAATTATTGGTGAACTGCTTCGCCAAAAGTTCATACGGATAGCGAATTGCAGCCGCGACACCATGCAACGCCCACTCGACATAAGGGGCAAGCGTTGTTCCCGGTCTTGCCGGATCCGAAAACGCCACGCCTTCACCGTCCGCGAGGTATTGGATTGTGCCCGGTGACAGATCTTCCAGATTGCTGCGAACGCGGCCCTGCTCTGCAATGATGTTCGGATCCGTTACGCCAGTCACGAATGCTGAATGGCAGGCTGCTACCTGTTCAGCAATCAGATTCGCGTGAACGAAATCCTTCAGGTCTTTAAGCCTCGCCATTGCTGGAGAGATCCACGGAACGCCTCGCAATTGTCCGGGAAACAATTCCTCGAAGCAGTGCAGAATCTCCGTGCCGATATCTCTTTCGTCTTCCGTCTGGTCGTAGGCTTCTGAATCGCCCGGATGTGATCGCCGCACATAAGCCGACACTCCCTGCGATTTTGAATCCAGACGC